GGAGGGGCTCTAACCCCCCTGGGCTTTTTCTTGGCCTCACGGCGCCAGGCGCTATAGACCCAGCTTGCCGGGGCCTCGCCCCCGCAGCCAACATCCTAGCGACTGCCCAGCCCGGTTTTCTTATCCCCCACTTAGCCAATGGGCTAATTCCGTGCTAACTCCCTTGCGGCGCAATGGATCTCAGCCGCGCCGGTCGCTCCAAAATCAGCCCGTCAGGCCGGAAAAATTGCCTTCACCGCTCAGGGGCGCCTTCATTTTTCTTAGCTGGCGTGCTAACTTCTGGCCACTAGGCTAACTTTTGCCTTGTCGGACGGCAACTTCTGGGATCGGAACTGCGGAATCGCCTTTGGCCGCAATGAATCCGCTATTCAGTACGACCGGTTTCAGGCCTACCTCAACCTGCCCCATCCTCGCAGGCTGACCACCCTCGCGGCGAGGTTGGGCATCAGCGAGCCCGTGATGAGCGTCACGGCAAGGAAGTACAACTGGAAGCAGCGAGCCCAGGCCTACGACCAGAGGTCAGAGGACTACGTGGGACCACCGAACCGGCATAACCCGCTGGTGGTGGAGCGTCCCAAGGTGCTGGATGCTGAGCCCTACGTCAAGCCGCCGCGTGGGTCGAGCCTGAGGCAGCAAGAGAAGTACCGCGATGCGATGCTGTCGTTAGGCCGCCAGCAGCTTGAGGCGTGCTTGCATTTGACCGAGGGCTTCAAGCGGCTGAGTGTGTACACGGTCCGGCTGGTGGATCGGGTGGTGGCGTTTGGTGACCAGGACCTGACGCAGCTGCCGTTGGGGGAGATGGCGCAGTACGCCAAGACCGATGCAATTCTTAGCAACCAGCTAACGGTAGCAGCGCAGACCCTGCAGAGGCTGTCGGCAGCCGCGACCCAGATGGGGACTCTAGGCCGCGAGAACTGGGGTCAGGCGGTTGGCGTGGCGGCAATGCTGGAGCGTTTTGAGGTGCTGTTGGCGCAGGGGGAGGGCATGGGATATGCTGAAATGCAACCGGCGGCGATTGCATGCGCCACGGACCCCCAACAACCACCTGAGGAGGATGAAGAGTGAGTGAATGGATTACGCATCGGCTGCCGACAGAGGCAGATATAGATAGAGCAAACGAAGTGCTAATTCCCTGGAAGCCTGGCTGCACTCCTGACAGTAATCATCTAATATGGCAGAATTATAGGTGTGTAGTTCCTGGCCAGCCTTGGTGGCCAGGCAATCTAAAAGCCAGGGAAAATGCTGCCGCCGAGCAGGAAGCCGCCGCCGCTGCCGCCGCCAACCCCGACCCGACCCTAGAGCCGACCACCGAACCAGCCGCCGAGCCATCGCCAGCACCGGAGCCGGCCTTGCGCAAGGCTGTGCAGATTGCCGGACACAGTAACGCTTTGAGTGTCATGTGCGATGATGGCACAGTCTGGCTCTGGACAAGCTACGACGGCTGGACACCGTACAAGACAATCCCCCAAACCCCAATCCAATGACCACTATTCACAAAATCCAAGTAGCCGGCGGCAACCGCCCCCAGCCGATCGTTACCGCCATGGGCGAGTGGACATCCGCCGCCGGTGACATTCACACCTTCTACGATCCGATGGTCGAGATGGCGGTAGAGATCGATGCCGACCATACCCTACGCATGTTCTGCGAAGCGGATCAGGTTGACCAGGTGCCCGCCGCATTGGCGCAGTTGCTGGCCGGCTGCCAGCTACCGCAGGTGAGCTACCTATGCGCCATCGCCCGGATGCTCTGCGCCCGGGACATCGGCAACGAAGACCGCGAAACCAGCATCCAGGAAGAGCTGGATCAGTTGTGGGCCTCGATGACGCCTAGCCAGCAGGGGGAGCTTCATCGGGTGTTCGCCAAAAACGCCCAGCTTCGGCAGGGGGTGAACTGATGCCCGCAGCTGACATTTCTTCCTATCGTGACTTCATCGCATCAAAAGGCAAGCTCTCCAATTCGGCAGGATTCAAGCGCCAACATAATTGGCCACTATTTGCCCACCAACAGGTAACGCTTGACTTTGCGTGCGAGAAGGGCAGAACCGCAGCATTCTTGGATACCGGACTCGGCAAGTCACGTGTAGAAGCCGCTGCAGCGGCTGAGTTCTCAATCGCAAGCGGTAAGCCTGCATTGATCCTTACACCACTGGCGGTTGCCCGTCAGATGGTCAGGGAGTGCGCCGCCATTGGCGTTGACGCCAAGATCGTTCGGGATCAATCCGACGTAACCAGCGGCGTGAACATTGCCAACTACGAACGGCTGCCGAAGCTAGATCCCACGGTTTTCGGTGGCGTGGTTCTGGATGAGAGCAGCATCCTCAAGAGCTTTACGGGGCCGACAAAGAGGATGCTATGCGAGGCGTTTGTGGATGTGCCATACAAGCTGGCGGCTACAGCCACACCAGCGCCAAACGATCACATGGAGCTAGGCAACCATTCCGAGTTCCTGGGCCATCTGGGCAGCATGGAGATGTTATGCCGTTGGTTTATCAACGACACCAGTACCGCTAGCCAAGATTGGCGACTGAAAGGGCATGCGCAGGCTGATTTCTGGCGATGGGTAAGCAGTTGGTCCCGTACAGCTACCCTGCCGTCTGACTTAGGTGGTGATGATGACGGATTCATTCTGCCGCCGCTTAAATACGAATTGCATACAGTTGCTGCAGACATCACTCAAGATGTGCCCGATGGGATGCTATTCAGGATCCCAGATGGCAGCGCAACCACCATCCATCGAGAGAAGCGGTTGACCATGGATGATCGTGTGGCCAAGGCAGCGGAGCTGGCCAATGGCAGCGATGGGCCAGTGATTGTATGGTGCGAGACCAATGGTGAATCAGCCGCGCTAGCCGCATCAATCCCAGATGCCATTGAAGTGCATGGATCCATGCCGTTGGATGAGAAGGTGGCTGCACTGGATGCCTTTACGTTTGGTGAGAAGCGGGTGATCGTGTCAAAGCCGAAGCTGGCCGGTCTTGGGTTAAACTGGCAGCACGCCAGCACGGTGATCTTTGCTAGCGTTAGTCACAGCTACGAGCAGCACTACCAAGCAGTTCGTAGGGCATGGCGGTTTGGGCAGACACAGCCCGTAACATGCCACGTGATCATAAGCGACACAGAAACCAGCATATGGAATAACGTACAGCGGAAGGCTGCCGATCATGCTCGCATGAAACGAGCGATGGCTGAATCCATGAATGGATACCAGCAATCAGCCAACAAAAAGATTTACACCCGCACTCCCCAAGTTTCACTCCCCCTTTTCCTTCAATGAAACCCGACTACCAAGGCGACAAATGGGCGGTCTACGTGGCCGACTGCATTGAGATCATGAATGGCCTACCAGAGGGCCTGATTGATCTATCCGTGTTCTCTCCGCCGTTCTCTGATCTGTTTGTGTATTCAGACTCGGAACGCGACATGGGAAACTGTGACAGCCATGAAGAGTTCATGGAGCACTACGCTTACTTTGCTAAGGCCTTGTATCGCGCCATGAAGCCGGGCCGTATCGCTTGTGTTCATTGCTCCGATCTGCCGGCACGCAAAAGCAAGGATGGATTTATCGGCTTGCATGACTTTGGCGGCGACCTGATCCGTGCTCATCAGGATGCCGGATGGGTTTATCACGCACGCTGCACTATATGGAAGGATCCCGTGATTGAAATGCAGCGCACCAAGGCGCTTGGCTTGCTTTACAAGCAACTGAAGAAAGATAGCAGCCGCAGCCGGGTGGGCATGCCTGATTACATGCTGTTCTTCCGTAAGGATGAGCCCAATCCTGATCCGATCACCCATGACCCCGAATACCTGCCCGTAAGCATGTGGCAGGAGCTTGCAAGCCCCGTATGGATGCAAGTCAACCAGACCAACGTGTTGAATGGCAGGCAGGCCCGTGGCGATCAGGACGAGCGGCATATTTGCCCGCTTCAGTTGGATGTGATTGAGCGGTGCTTGACGCTCTACAGCAATCCAGGCGATCTTGTGCTAGATCCATTCAATGGCATTGGCAGCACTGGCTACCAATCCGTGAAGATGGGCAGGAAATACATCGGAATCGAGTTGAAGCCAGAGTACGCTAGGCAGGCGTCAAAGTTCCTGGAAAGGGCCGAGTGCCAATCCGCCTCGTTGTTTGAGCAAGACGATGAAGCGTGAACAATCCAGTCACTAACCCACAACAGGAGACCCACTGATGACTCGACAACTACAGGACCCCGACCTGCCGGCACGGTTCCCGATGGGAATCACCGGCAGCCGCGACGAAGACGGAGCGGGCATGGTCTACGTGCGCTGCAACGACGGCTCGCTATGGCTGGACACGGGCACCGTGGCGTTGCCCTGGCGCCGGCTGCCGGCGATCCCGGAGCCGACGGCGGAGGAGGTGGAGGCTCTGGAGGCGCCGGAGAAGAAGGAGGAGCATTTGAGCAGGGCAGAAATCAAAGCGGTATGCCAGGAAGCCGCCGCCCAGGTGGCGGCTTCTATGCGGGCAGACCAGGCGCGCTTGCGGAAGGAACGCATGGAAATGGAAACCCGGCGGCGTGAGTCCGCTAAGGAAGCGGAGCAGCTGGAACGGCTCCGGCCTTGGTGGCTTTGGTAACGGATTACAACAGCCCCCTCGCGGGGGCGTAACGGATGCTCTATGCTCTGTTCAGCGGGGGAGGCCCCGCGTCACCCAACCCCCAGTGCAAGCCATGACCACCACCACCGAAACCCTCCTCAACCAAATGGGCGGTGCCTGGAAAATCAGCGCAATGACCGGCGCTCAGATCGTCACCGAATCGGCGGCAGCAACCCTTGTTTTCAAGAAGCAAGCCGGCGAAAAGAAGATCACTCACCTCAAGATCTCCTACAACCAAGGGACTGACCTGTACGACCTGCAGGGCTTTAAGTACAACCGAAAGACGCTTGCATGCCCTCAGGTGCTGGCGATCTCTGGGATTTACGCTGAAGATCTCAAGCAGACCTGCGAAGAACTCACCGGCCTCTACTTCACCCTCTGACCCCCCGGCCCGCCGGGAGCCGATCCCGGCAACCATCATACGAATCCTTAACCCATGATCCGGATTTATCTCCGCTTCAGTTTATGACTGGCAATTATCAAGACTTTCTACAACTCAAAACCCAATCTGGCGCCGACCGCGGGTTTGAACCGGTGTTTATGCCGTCGGCTTTGTTTGATTTCCAGCAGTCTCTAGTTGAATGGGCTGTGCGCCGTGGCCGAGCTGCAATCTTTGCTGATTGCGGACTAGGCAAAACAGCAATGCAGCTTACTTGGGCTCAAAACGTCGCGCAGTACACTGGCCGGCCGGTACTTATCTTGACTCCGCTGGCAGTAGCAGCTCAGACCATCCGCGAAGGCGGTAAGTTTGGCATTGAATGCACCCGGTCTTCTAATGGCGCCATCGATAGTCAGATCGTAATCACCAACTACGAGCGGCTGGACTACTTCACAGCCGCCGACTTTGCCGGGGTAGTGTGCGACGAAAGCAGCATCCTGAAGAGCTTTGACGGATCCCGCCGAAACCAGATCACTGAGTTCATGCGCAAGGTGCCTTACCGGCTACTTGCGACTGCTACCGCCGCGCCGAATGACTTTATTGAGTTGGGCACTAGCAGTGAAGCCCTCGGATATATGGGATACATGGATATGCTTGCCCGGTTTTTCAAAAATGATCAAAATAACTGCACTAGCCGTAGGCTCTACGGAGAGGCTCCAAAATGGCGATTCAAGGGCCACGCTGAGCAGCCGTTCTGGAGGTGGGTAACCAGCTGGGCCAGGGCTTGCCGTCGCCCTTCAGACCTTGGCTTTGGCGATGGTAGATTTATCTTGCCCCCGCTGAATGAAACTGACCACCTGATTAAAGCCAGCACCGTTTCCGAGGGAATGCTGTTTACCATGCCTGCCACTGATCTTCGGGAGCAGCGAGCCGAAAAGAAGCGAACCGTACAAGAACGTTGCGAGCAAGTCGCCGCCATGGTTGGCAACACCGGCCAGCCAGCGCTAGTATGGTGTCACCTCAACGAAGAGGGAAACCTGCTGCAACAGCTTATTCCTGATGCCATCCAAGTATCAGGATCAGACCGTGACGATGTGAAAGAATCTCGGCTAATTGACTTTGCCGAAGGACGCTCTAGGGTGTTGATCACAAAGCCAAAGATCGGCGCATGGGGTCTTAATTTCCAGCAATGCAGCCACATCACTTACTTTCCATCACACAGCTTTGAGCAGTATTACCAATCCGTCCGGCGTTGCTGGCGATTTGGGCAAAAAAACCCTGTGACCGTTGACATCATCCTCACTGAGGGCGAACGCCGGATCATGGAGAACCTGCAGCGAAAACGGGACCAAGCCGAGCGAATGTTTGCCAGCTTGGTTTCCGAGATGAACAATTCACTAGCCATCAACAAGGCTACCTACCGATCACAACCCATTGCTATCCCAACATGGATGTTTTCACCGACCGCTACGCCATCTACAACGGAGACTGCATTGAGGTCATGCGAGACCTCCCAAGCGCGTCAGTCCACTTCTCAATCTACTCGCCGCCGTTTGCCGGTCTCTATGTCTACAGCTCCAACGAGCGCGACATAAGCAACTGCACCGACTACGATCAGTTCTTTGTTCACTACGGTTTTGTAGTCTCCGAGCTGCACCGGCTGACTCTGCCGGGACGTCTTACCGCTGTTCATTGCACCGACATACCAACCGGCAACAGCGGTCAAGACGCTCTGATGGACCTACCGGGCAAGATCATTGCACTTCACGAACAGGAAGGCTGGCATTATGTTGCCCGCCACACGATATGGAAAGAGCCGCTTTGGGTGCGCAATCGCACCATGGTAAAAAATCTTGCCCATAAGACCATCGTTGACGATGCTGCTTTTGCTGGGGTTGCCTCGGCTGACTACTTGCTGATCTTCCGTCGTAGTGGCGAAAATCAAATCCCGATCGCTAATCCAACCGGACTAGATCATTACGCCGGTGAGTGCCCGATTCCGCAAGAGCTGCACCGCTACAAAGGGTGGAAAGGCAAGCAGACCGAAAACAGATTCAGCCACTGGATATGGCGCCGCTACGCCTCTTCAATCTGGGATGATATCAACATGGGTCGGGTGCTGCCGTTCCGTGATGGCAAAGATCCTGACGATGAGAAGCATGTTCACCCGCTGCAGCTTGATGTAATTGACCGCGCCATTTGCTTAAGGTCAAACCCTGGAGAGACGGTGCTGACCCCATTTATGGGCGTTGGCAGCGAAGTTTACGGAGCAGTGTCTTTGGGCCGCCGTGGTATTGGAATTGAGTTGAAGGAGTCTTACTTTAAGCAAGCCATTAAGAATATGGAGATTGCTGTAGAAGACACCCGCGAACCTGATCAGTCTGATTTGTTTGACTTAGATGAGCTGGACGGTTAGTATTGAACCGATGGCCGCAGGTGCTTTGCCCGGCCCGCAAAGATTCTATTCTCTCAATCCCCACCCTTTCCAATGACCCGTTACTACATCCCCTTCAGGCTCCAGCCGACGCTAGCGGTCGTGTTCCTGATCCTCTGCACGTTCAGCGTGCTGGGTCGTGATGAGACCCGCCTTGACCGTAGCTGCGCCAGCT